ATAAATACCGATATCAGGGCGCCCAGATTTGCCTGATTTGCTTCGATCAGCTCGAGCAATTTAGCAAAACGCAGTTCTTTTACATGCTATCGCGGAACCGGTCACTATGTGGTGTGCGCCCCTATGTGCGAGCCACCTGCAACCCATTGCCGGATTCGTGGCTCTCGGATTTGCTATCGTGGTGGATTGACCAGGAAACCGGCTACGCCATCGCAGAGCACAGCGGCATCGTCCGCTGGTTTGTGCGGGCGGGCGGTGATTTGGCCTGGGCCGACAGCCGCGAAGAGTTAATTGAGGAGTATCCGCGCTCACAACCCAAATCACTTACCTTCATTCCTGCCAGCGTATACGACAATAAGATTCTGCTGGAGCGGGACCCTGGGTACATAGCCAATCTGATGGCCTTACCGTATGTTGAGCGGGAGCGCCTCGCACACGGCAACTGGAAGGTGATAGCGGCAGCCGGCAACGTGTTTCAGCGAGGTTGGTTCAATATCGTCGACGTGGCGCCGGCAGGTATCTCCTGGGTGCGGTTCTGGGACCTGGCGGCCACGGAGAAGAAGTCGCAGAGTGGCGACCCAGACTGGACGGCGGGCGCAAAGCTGGGATTACACGAGGGGCGATACTATATTGGACACGTCACCCGCTCGCGGTCGAGTTGGCATGATGTAAAGAAACTCATCGTACAGACCGCGGCGCTGGACGGCAAGGGGACGGCCATTGGCGTTGAGCAGGAACCGGGAGCCTCTGGTAAGTCCGTCGTAGCGGAGATTGTGGCCATGCCGGACCTGGTGGGGTACACTGTACGGGGCTTGCCCCCGTGGGGAGATAAGGTAGTGCGGGCAAACCCGTGGGCGGCCCAGGCACAAGCGGGAAACGTGTACCTGGTGCGGGGCTCGTGGGACATGCAAGGGTTCCTGGACGAGTGCGAAATGTTTCCCGATGGCCCACACGACGACCGGGTGGACGCCGTGAGTGGATGCGTGAGGATGCTAGGAGAAAAGAAGCCTAAGCCAGCCCAGGCCCAGAAGGAGATCAGCGCGGAGGATTACAGGCAGGCCGGGCGCGGTTTACAGAGGAGGAGAACGGGATGATCAACTCAACATACGATCGTGGGGGACTGGAGACAGATAAGTATGACACTTCAGCAATTGCTCTTAACTAAGAGCATGGCAGGGATGGATGAGCAAGGCAATCTGATCGTCAATCCATTTTATGGGGCGACCCAGGACGAGATTCTGGAAGATTTGACCTATGCCAAAGAAGTATATGCCTCTGTGTGGCGGTATTTCTTGACGATCTGTCGCCCTCACAAAGGTATTCTATCCTGTCTGTCGCCAGGTTGCGATCAACTGATGATTTGAAAGGAAAATGGTTAAATGACCAACGAACAATTGGCAGTGTTGATGCACGGGTATGCTGAGCGCCTCAGGATCGCGATTGAGAGGGCCGACGAGCTACTTGGCGACGACGTGGACCGCGAGGAGATCGAGGATTGGAGGTATGTCGGGCCAGCTGGTATCGGGCATCGAGTATTTTCAAACACGTTGACGCATCCAGAGGACTGGGAGGAGATCGTCACGCTGGGTTTGGCATTGGCTCTAGTCCCATTACGAGAACTCTTGGGCGACTTGGAAGATGGCATAGAGGCATTAACCCTATGTCCGAACCCGCATGACATTGAGACCTAAAATGCACGTGGAGCGGATGTCAGACTTCGGAGCAATCTGCGGTGAAGCGTGAAAATATGGCCGAAGAAAGGCGGCCTTCCAAGCTGTGTGAAGTTGCACAGTTTGGTAAATCAAGGTAGGCATGGCAAGCAAGAGAAAACGGTTCCGGGTAGCGCGAACCCTGGAGAGGGTAACGGCCAACACGCTAACCACTGTGGGCCGGATGAAGCAGCGGGCCAGCGAGGCATATAGCAGGGGTGTCAGCTTTAGCGGCGACGATGAGCCGCCCCCGGCGTCGTCGATGGTCAAGGGCTGGGGCTTTCGTCCCTACGGGATGGGCAAGACCCGCGACGTTTCCGAGGTTCCTTACCGTGATGCCATCGGGATCGTGTGGAAGCAATTCTGCGGGAACCCGGTGGCGAAACGATTGAACCTTCTTCGCCGAGACCTCATCCTCGACACGGAAATCCGCCCCAAAGCCACGGATCCGAAAGTTCAGGAGGTAATAGACGCCTTTTGGGACGATCCCGTGAATGCGATGGGGACCTTCGTGTTCGACTTCGGGCTCCAGATCGGGATTTTCGGGACGCAATGCTTCACTGTTTTCATCTCCATCGAGGAGAACGAACAAGAAGGCAGCGTCGTCGGCTCTGGCTTGGTGCGGTTGGGCTACCTGGATCCAGCCTCGATAGATGACATCCTGTTGGATCCCGATAACGCTCGCATCCCCATTGCGGTGGTCGAGGATCGAGGTGCAGAAGGCAAGCGTGTATACCGCGTCATCCACGTCGACCTTGACGAGAATAGCCCCACCCATGGCAGCCTGATGGGGGTGCGAAGGCGGGCCCAGGAGCGCAGCCTGCCCATGCTCGACGGCAGCCGGAGGTTGGTCGAGGTCGAGGGGCTCGCCGCGCCCGTGCTGGAAAGCGATATCCAGTGGGTGGTCGATTCCAAGGTGGAGCGGAGGACCGACACGATGATGCGCGTGTCGGAGAGCAAATATAAGGCGGTAAGGGTCGGCGAGTTTGAGGTGCCCGATCAGATCATCTTCCGCAAAGGCGGCGCCTACGAGTGGGAGGACGAGAAAGGTGTTCCCTACGATGGGAGCTGCTTTTTGTTTCGAGTGAACAACGTCATGAACTCCAAGTATGGCTGGCCAGATACCTGGCATTTGGTGGACTGGCTGGACCAGGCGGATATGTTCTTCTTCGACGTGGCCGAGCGCATCTTCTTCTTGACGTTGTTCGTGTGGGATGTGCTGTTCGAGGGTCTGGAGCAGGACGAGATCGACGAGAGGGTGGCCTTGATGCCGACGCCAAGTCGTGGGGCCATCCGGGGGCACAACGAATCGGTGAAGTGGGAAGCGGTGACGCCGCAGTTACAGCAGGCCGACATGCGGCAGGCCGCTGAGCTCATCATTTGGTTCATCTTCGGTATAGGAATGCAGGTTCCGGAGAGTTGGACGGGGTGGGCTTTGACCTCTCGCTATGCCGGCGCGAAGGAAGCTGTTGCGCCGGCACACAAGGCACTGGAGGCGCGGCAGAGCTATATCCAGGCGGCGATTAAGCTGATGGTGCGATTCCAGATCGCCCAGGCCATTCGCGCGAAGCGATTGCCAGAGGATGTGGATACCAGCTTCACTGTGGAGATGCCAGAGATCAGCAAGGCGGATGTGGGTGAATTGGCCAGCACACTGAAGGTTGCAGCAGAGGGATTGATGGTTGCCATGGCGTCTGGAATCGTGAAGAGGCCAACGGCGATCAAAGTGCTACACAAGATCGTCGATGCGATGGGCGTGGACGTGGATCCGGCTGAGTTGGAGAGACTGAGCGTGGAGGAGGTCCGGGAGATGCGGGAGGCGCTGAAGATTCTCCGTGAGATGGGCGAGGTGGAGATCGGGGAGCCGATTGCGCTGAAGGACCTCCTGAGTGGGGCTGAGGTTTCGGAAGAAGATCTGGAGAGAGTCCGGAGGGAATGGGGAGAGTTCCTGCGCCTTGCGGGGATTGAGGAGGAGGTAGAATGAGCAACCCTGACGTGATCGGCACCGTTGAGTCGGCTGAGTTTGTTCCAACGATCTCGGTAGAAGAAGCGGAGGAATAGTTATGCTTGAGTTCTTGTTAGGCTTCTATTTATGTGGGTTCATCCAGACTGGCGCCCTCGTCTACGTCGCCTTGGAGCAGCAAAAGCCCAGTTGGGGGCCAGCCAAGAGGCTCGCTGTCAGCGCCGGCTTGGGCCTGTTCTGGTTTGCTCTGGCTCCTTGGCTTTTGCGCCAAGCGACTTCGCGGCGAGGCAGAGATAGGACGGCTGACTAAGTGGCCGAAGCTCGAACCTTGGTGCGCAACCTGGTTTTCCTAAAGTTTGTGCGTGCTTTGGAGCAGCTCGATGCTCTGCGGACAATGGATCAGCGCATCAGCCTGTTGCGTCTGCGCCAGGACCTGTTCCGCCGAGATGTGGAAGTGCTGTCTCAGCGATTGGTGGAACGAAGCATCTCGCTCGCCGATTGGCAGAGGGAAATGGCCCGGGCTATCAAGGATTTGCACGTCACCAGCGCGGTCATCGCCAAGGGCGGGAACTGGGGGGCGATGACACAGGCGGACTGGGGTCGTGTTGGGGCAGAAATCAAGAAAGAATATCGGTTCCTGCATGGCTTCGTCAAGGACATCGCCGAGAAGGTCGCCAAAGGCGAAGACTTGACGACAGCGCTACA